CAATCCACCGGCTAATTGCCGTGTGCCGTAAGTCATATGGTCTATACCTATTTTGAATAAGTTTTTCTTCATGCAACTCTTTCATTCGATCATAAAAATAACTTTGAAACGCATATCTATTCCAAGGGAAAATATATTCATTGGTTTTAGATACAGCTTCCATGATTTCTTGGCACCTATTATTTAAAGGAACCCACCGTTTTCTATTTGTTTTTGTTGAATTTTTATATCCATGAGTAAGTGTATAGTTACTGTGTACAAGTATTTTATTTTCTTTTATATCTTCCCATTTAAGTGCACGCACTTCGCCAGTACGCATTGCAGTTTGCAACATAAACTCAGAATAAAATGCCCAGTTAGCCCCGTTACGGGCTTGTTTTGATCCAAGTGCTTTTAGAACTAACTCTGTTTCTTGCCGTGGAATTACAATAATATCTACATCTTCCTGCGGTGGTTTTGGCATTTTAAAACTAACAATTGGGTTCTTATCAATTAATCTGATATCTTCACTAGATGCCCAACGATATAACGATTTTATGTACATTGTTACACGCCGACTAGATTTAACGGGTTTTTGACTTAATATCCACGTTAATATTTTTCTCCCTTCATTCAAATCTGTAATTGGACATTTGTTTAACCAGTTACCTACCTGCCTGTAGTCTGCAACCAAACTGGTCGGACACAGCGCAATGGCCCTTTCAGTTTTGAATTGCTCCCAGGCTTCAAGTAGTGTTGTCATTGGTGGGAATTTTGTTGGCCTAGCTTAGCATAAAATCGGTTAATGTGCCAGGATGGCTTCGGTTTCCTACACCACAGGGGCTAAGAAGGCTTACAATGATTAAAAACCTGAAGCATAATGTTTCTTTTAAACGGTAAGCCTATATCTCCAGATTCTCCGTTTGTGACGCCGGATGGGACCCAGTACCCTTCAAACTGGATCCGATTTGCTTCCCCCGAAGACCGCAAAGCAATCGGAATTACTGAAGTTCCTGATCCCCCTTACTATGATCAACGGTTTTATTGGGCACCAGGAATACCTAAAGACCACGACCAGTTGGTTACTCAGTGGGCGGATCAAACCAGGTATACTGCTAATACGTTACTCAGTCCGACAGACTGGATGATTGTCCGCTCTGTTGATAACGGAAAGGAAACAGACCCGACCGTTAAAACCTGGAGGGAAAACATACGTACCGCATCAGGGCTTAAAGTTTCAAAAATTAAAGCTACAAAAACAACAGATGATTTAGCTAATTTTGTTACCTCACCTGAGTATTCTTCTTGGCCTGTGCAGGGTGCTAGTGACAACTTAGTTACGTCAGATACAGTGATTGGTTTTGGTACAACGGATTACGTTACCGCTTCTGGCGGTATAGATTATCTTTCATTTAATTCAGGCACAACGACTTCTGGTATAGTTTAGTATTAACACTTGCCACCACTGTGAAAACATCTGCACAAGGCTTAAAATTAATAAAAGAATTTGAAGGCCTCAGGCTTACTGCTTATTACGACGTGGTTGGCGTGTTGACAATAGGATATGGCCACACAGGAGATGATGTATACGTTGGCCAAACTATTACAGAACAACAGGCTGAACAATTACTTCAAAAAGATTTAAATACTTTTGAACAAGCGGTAAATAAATTAATTTCAATAAATTTAAATCAGAATCAATTCGATGCACTTGTAAGTTTTACTTATAATGTTGGAGCCGGTGCGTTAGGTGAATCTACTTTGCGCAAACGTTTAAATAGCGGAGAGAACACCAATATTGCAGCAACACAGGAATTAGTAAAGTGGACAAAAGGCGGTGATGGTCAGAGTATAGCTGGCTTAATAAGACGCCGAACAGCAGAAATTAAGTTATTCTGTTCTGTTAATAACCAAGAGAAGGAAGTGAAAACAATCAGTGTCACTTCTCTTCAGCAAACCTGGTTTAAGAAAGAGCCGAGGCCTGCAGACGAACTTGCTAATGACAGTAAAGCAAAGGTTTATCAAGGTCGCACTTACCCAGGTAATCAGATTTTAGAAAAAAAAGACAAACATACCTTGCTAGAAATGGGAAACAAAATGGGTAGATGGTGGATTTACGATGACCATTGGAGTGGATTAACACCAAAGCTAAATCCTTATGCACAGGACGGAGATTTACGTTATCTACGTAACTTTCCTTTCTTTGATCAAAAAGATAACGGCCCTGAAGGCTGGCGTCAGTGTCAGACAAGTTCAATTGCAATGTGTTTAAAATACCTTAATGTTAAAGGAATAAAAGATGATACAGATTATTTTAAAGTTGTTGACCGTTTTGGTGATACAACTACTAGGGACGCGCACTATAAAGCGTTAGAAGCTCTTAATGTATCTGCAAAATTTTATACGAACTTAGAAGAACAGGATATTAAAGATCAGATTGATAAAGGTAAGCCCGTTGCTGTTGGTATACTTCATCACGGCACTGTAGACGCCCCCCGTGGCGGCGGACATTTCATAACCATCTCGGGTTATAGCAATAATTACTGGCTGGTTCAGGACCCATATGGAGATCTCGATTTGGTTAACGGTATATGGGAAAACCAGTCTCCTGGAGCAGGTAAGAACCGACACTATAGCTTTAAAAATTTAAACCCACGTTTGTTTTACGGCGGCTGCGCTAACGGCTGGGGTTGGATTATTAAGGGGCCCAAGGGTTGACCTTGCATTTAATTAAGAATCTGTTAGTATCCAAGTAGTTATCTTAGTCTGATGATTGAAAACGTGTTAGAACTTGAGAAAGGATTGCAGGAACAGCTAAAGTCGCTAACGTCAGAAATTAGAACAGCAGAGGCCAATTTAATTTCCAGTAAAGAGGGTTATTTAAAAGTTCAGGGGGCTTTAGAAGTTCTTAATATTTTAAAACAACAACTAGAGGAAAAAGCCAACAAACAAATTCTAGAGGCATGTCAAATTATGAGTCCAGATTAACGATACCGGTGTAGTTTACATTACACCTTGTATTTTATTGTTAGTACGTATACAGATGTATGCGCCATATCTTTTATTTAGAAGCATGAGCGTACCGTGTTTCACACTGAGAACGAATTCTTAGCTGAACTAATTGTTCTTACTCCAAAACTTGCTCGAAAAAAATTCCGTCAAAGTATTTTTGAGGCGTGGAAGTGGAACTGCGCTTATTGCGAAAAACAACTTTGTCATAATACCGCTACGATTGATCACATTGTTCCAAAACATAAGGGCGGGCACAACTCAAGAAACAATCTTGCTTGTTGTTGCTGTTCCTGTAACTCCTCTAAGGGATCCCAAAAACTTGATTTATGGTATACGGACAGTAATCCTAAATACACTAAAGAAAGGGCTGATAAGATTAAAGAATGGACAGAGCAGAAACCAAAGTCCTTAAACCTAGCCGCCGCTCATCAGGCTATTCCGTATATTTGTGAGGATGCATATGTTGGATGGATCGCAACCTGATAGACAACAGACAGAAATGTTACCATCTGAGTTTCTTGCTGGCTATGTTCAAAAGTTAAATTCTTACAGGCGGCCAGACCCATTTGAAATTGCGGATAAGGGCGCTGTACCTCAGGATGTAGCAACTAATTTAGCTGGGCGAATGTAGGTATGGCAGACCACGCTAAAGCTAAGCGTTTATCAAAAGAGCACATGAAGTGCAATAAGCCCCAACGTGCCCCAGCTGGTGATACCCATAAATGGGTTGTTAAGTCTTGTCACGACGGGAAAGAGGCTATAGTGCGTTATGGGCGTAGAGGTTACGAAGACTACACCCAGCATGGAGATAAAGAACGCAGGAAAAATTTTAGGGCTAGAATGGGATGTGATAAACCCACGGATAAAAATACGCCTAAATACTGGGCGTGCTCACACCTTTGGTAATTTAAATGGTAAAAGACCTAACCGATAAAAAAACTTCTTGCTACTGCCTTCTAGTGCAGTGCTTAAGGGATTCCGTAAATGTTTACCACCAAACTCAACTTGTCCATTGGGGACTAATGGGAGGTAAATTTTATGAAATCCATCTGTTGACAGAAAAAATATACCGTGAAATGGAGGAAGGCATAGATACAATTGCTGAACATATCCGTTCTTTAGGTATTGCCACACCTAAGACCGTAATGGATTTAACATATTCAAATATGCCTGAGTTACCGTTTGAAGATTGTTTTAGCCAGGACAAAATTATTCTCCAAATAGCCGCAAACCACGACACACTTGCTTGCAATTTCAATGATTTGATTACTGAATCAAACCTCATTGGAGATCAGTTGACCTTAGATCTTGGAGTTGAACGGGCTAGGGTGCATAAAAAAAATCAATGGCTGCTAAAATCCAATTTAGATTACAAAAAATAAATCATGAGCTTTGATCCTAGTTTTATTGATAGCGTATTTTTTAACTCAGGAGCACTTTCGGCAGCAGGTGCAACAGCAACCTTTCAAGTTGCAGAGCAGAATATATCATCTTTAACTGACTTTTTAATTCAAGTCACTGCCGCATCAATCCCCGCTGGTGGTAATGTTGTTTTTAAAATAGAAGGCAGTTTAGATGGAACAAATTACTTTAATTTAAATACGGCAGGCAATACTACTGTTGCCAGTAATGGCACAACTTTTGTAACTTACTCTAATATGCCATTAAAGTATATCCGTTGTAATTTAGTTTCATTTTCATCAGGCTCGCCAACCGCTTCTTTTGTTATTGGCGCTAAATAAGTCATGAGTTATTTCGAGGGTTATCAGCAAACAGTATTTTTTGATTTCCCAGAACTGTCCGCCCCCGGTATTACTGATGCTGTTGATGTTTATATTACAAACTATTTATCCACACGTAACTATACATTTATTGTTATAGTTGCAAATGTAAATAACCACGTTGATGTTAATTTAGAGGGTAGTCTTGACGGTATAAATTTCGGTGTAATGCGTACTGAAAAAATCACCGCAAATGGTACCTATGCATATAATGTCAGTGGGTTCCCGGTAAAAAAAATACGTGCTAATTTTTTCCATGAGTCCGGCGGTAGTTCTGCAACAGTTAAATTTAATATTGCCGCCAATTAAATTAACGCCCAAGACCTGAACCATTTAGTAATTACATATTTATTGTTGCTTACTGGTGGCAATGCTTCGTGAAGTGTTTTGTAATTAGGCATACCGTTTCTATATAGATTATTCCAAATAACAGCCGTTCCTTTTTCAGGTTTAACCTTTAGTTTTAGATGTTTAAAATAAGTTTCTCCACCTTCTTCTACATCGTTCAAATAACACATAACAGTCCAGGTTCTTTGTCCCATCCATTCTGTATATATAGAAAACTCTTTTGTTCTGGGATGAAAGAAATCATGATGCTCCTTGTAATATTCACCGGGTAAATAGCTTTGCCCTTGCAGTGTTTCGCCGGTAAATGGTTCTAGATCCATAAATTGACAGATTTTCCAATCCAACGCATTTAAAAATGGTGAATAAAAATAATGCAGATCAGTTGTCTTACTTGTTCTATAGTCAGACGTAACAGCTTGATCACTTGGATCAGCAACCGTAGAGGGTCTTGACCTTGCGTTAATTACTTCTATTAGTTGCTTGCACGTTGCTGACGATAAAAAATTCTTATGTATAAAGAGCTGAGTAAAAGGAAAACTTATATCTTGTTTTATTTTTGTTATTGGTCGATTAGAAAATAAGTTATAATTAATTCTTTTTGGTTTCTTGTTGAAAGAACAAGCATTTATAAGCTCTTCAATATTTTTATCGGTATATTTATATTTTTCTTTAAAGTGACGAATCACCTGTGTTTTACTTACACCAGCAACAGCTGCCTTTATAAACTCAGCTGTTATGGTACTATTGATCACTGTGTACTGAGTGTAGGGTTGCTTAAAATATAGTAGTTTAAAAGCGGGTTTGCAAGTGTTTGCTATTATTCTTTTATCAGGATTAATCTTTGGAAGCACCTACGCTTTAGGCACAATATGTCTAAACAAGCAATGGAGCAAAAATGGATTACGTTCTTGCCAAACAAGTATGGAACGCCTTGGTAAATGTAAAACGTTAACAAGGGTCAACTCTGGTTTATCCTAGAGAACAAGCGACAAAGCAACTTAGAACTGCTAAAATAACAGTATAAGTTGGAAAGCCGATGGACACTCACGCCTTAGAGCTACCAGTGGATGCACAGTTTGCTTTACATGCTGCTGCGCTAAGCTTAAAACAACTTGACAGAGATGAACTAGAAGAAGCGTTTATCGACATGCTCCATCAAAAAATGATGGACAAACAGTTGTTCTTTGGTATCATGAAAGAACACGGCATAGACGCTGAAATTAAGTTTAACTACCTGACAAAAAGCCAACTCTCCTAATTACCATGCCTACCAGAACAATCAAAGGGACCATTGACAACTTTTTTGTTAATGCTGGAAGTGAAGTTACTTACCAAGGAACAACGTCCGCATCCTCAACCCCTGGCCTGAACATTAGGGGCTTTCGCGTTGACCCAGCCAGTACTGGTAGTCTAATAGTTACGTTAGACAGAAGTAATGGTGTCAATACCATGGAAATTTTTCAAGAGGACGTTTACAACGGCTCTACTGCACCAGCAGGGTACAAAACTTTTGCTAACATAGCAAAGGATGGTCGCAGTAAAGGCGTAGTTGCTGTTACCGTAACAGATGCAACCAAAAACTACATTGTCCTCCTGGAGCTAGATGGGTATTCAGAAGTCACTTACAACGGCAGCGTTGTTGTCCCATAAGGAAACTTTACCTTTATTTTTGAATCAAGACGGAATAAAATTAATACAATTATATACAACGCCAAGAATTTACTTAGGTTCTGGACGCTTTGGTTGCTATAAAGAAGAAGGAGCTGATCACTACAAAATTGGTTATGGCAGTGAAAAAATTAAAAATCGTGCAGTTAACTGGCATAGTAAATCTACAGTAAAAGAAATTAACAACCAATTAATAGAAGACCTTAAACCCTTTGCTGAAAAGGTGCAGGCATATGTATTTGTAAGTTTAAACAATAAAAAAAGAGCTGCAGTATTAAGCTATGCACATAGCGTAGGACTAGCTGCTTTTAAAGAATCTTATTTACTTGAGTTAATAAACTCTTACGCCAGTAAGAAGTTGATTATTAAGGAGTGGAGTCCACTAATAAATTCATTTTATTTTGGCGCTGACAGTAAGTTAAAAGAACGTCGCCGCGTTGAGCTAAACATGTACATGGCACCTGATAAAGAAGTACCATTATTTTTTGAACATAAATGCAAACTTAATCAATGCCTTCTAAACATAGGAGAAAGTTATCTAGGTACGCCAAATCAAGTAAAAGCAATTGAATATTTAGAACGCAAATTACTTGAATTTGATCCCTCCCAAGAAACTTTGCGGCGTTTTTGGCGTTATTGGAATCAAGAACAGGGTTGCCTTGGCTCTAATAAAACTATTTAATTATTTTCATGAGAAGCAATAAGCCTATCTAAATACCACCGGCTTTTTTTTAAATCTTCTAAAGTATTGTTTTTATGGTCGGCACGCCACACATACTTTATTACATTGCCTTGACAGTAGCCACGAAATTTTTCAGTTCCTAGTGCCGCTTTAATTGCTTCTATGCATTCTATATCTTCATTTTTTGTATAATGCACTGGCGCGTAAACGTTATCCGAAACGCCTTCGCTTAACTTATTTGAAATTAAGTTAGGCGTAGAAAAAATATTTTTAGTTTCTGTCTCCCAGTTGTCGTCTGCATACCAATCAAAACTACCAGTGGGGAAATTACAGCCTGGGTTGGCAGAGTTAAAAGAGATGGTATCCTCACCTGGGGTAGACTGAAAAGTAATCACGGCAGTAAGTGCATCTGCCCAAATACTAGCATGAAATTAGAAACAAGTCAGGATTATGACGTTGATAATCGGTATGAGGAAACCGATGGTCCTAATGGTTCAAGTGTGTCCGACAATACCTCTGGTAAAAAATTCTTAACTAGGTATATAAACAATTCAAAAGATTTGATTAAGCAGAACGCAGCTTCAGATGGTCAAGATGAGGACAGGTTTATCATGTCTGGGCCTGGTGACATTACCTATGGATTTAGAAATGCGTTTCGCGCCAGCTTGTTTAACAGATAATTTTACCTACATTAGAAAAAATTTGTTGAAACCTTTCGATTTGATTAAAACCTAAATCCGTACTAGGTAAGTAAACAAAAAACCCCCACGTAAACGGTGCGCCTAAGACCTTCATAAATTTACCGTGTATCAGCCTTGCCCTATCTTTTGGTATACACACTGGATAGTTCCATATCTCTGGACAGCTTCTTAATATTTCATGGCTAGTAGAAAAAAATAAAGCTTCTGAAACATTACGAAGTTTCCATTCTTTTTCTAATCTTTTAAACCAAACAGAAGAGGGGGACTTACCGGTGTGGCCTCCTTTTAATCCCCATCTCCATGTACCACGTTGTTTATTGAAAGAGCAACGTCCGTATGTAGGGGGGAATAAATATGTTTTTCCCAACCACTGTTCATGAGTATTTAAACCATCTTCTTTTAATGTATAAATTTTTTTTGCACGTAAATATTCCTTATTAGCGTGTTCTGTTGTGCAAGGGTCTAAATCAATGTCGCCAAGTAAAGCATATATATAAGGTAGGTATTCAACGGGAGTCAACCAATCCTCTTCAATTCTTAAGATTCTTGTGAGAAATAAATGTCGAGGCAGGTTTTTGTAATAACTCATGTAGGTACAAGATCCGCAACACCTTTTTCACGCTTATAATGTAGCAACGACATGTGCTGGGGGTCTTGAATAATAAATAAAGCTTCTTTTTCTAGGTCAAGTGACTCAGCTTTAACAATAGCTTTACGCATTATCTCAGCAATTCCATCCATGTCTTTTGATTGCATATCCTCTCTGGCTGCAATTAGAGCTGCAACCGACATGTAAAACATTGAATCCTTTTCTTCTTTGGCCGTTGGAACATATACCATAGCTCCGGGGCCTTCAAAATAATAAAACCGATCATAAAAATCACACATGTCATCGCAAATTCTTTCAATGACAAGCTTGGTCAGCACACGTTCCGTTTCAGTTGGCGTGTTGCCAGCTAATTTAGCTAGTTTTTGTTTCCTGTAGTCAGTCATTTTTGAAGTTGCAAGTTAATAACGATAATAACAAAGAAAGAATAAAAAAACAGGTCGGATAACCAGAAAATTATTTTGTTCCAGTCTCCCCTGGGGCTTGCTTTATAAATGCAAACAACCCTGAACGTTTCAATGTTTCTCTTATTTTGGGTAGCGGCCTATAAATTACCACCATTTTACCAAGATTACCGACTTCCTTAATTAATTTTCCTGACTCGTCTCTCATCTTAATTAATTCTTCTTGCCGAATCAAATATTCTGCAACACATCTATATCTTCGTTTTGTTGCAAGGTCAATGTCAGGGAATTTAGCACATATTTTTGCCGGTACCATATCGCTAAAACATATTCTTATTTGATCAGCAAGTGATAGCCCCAAAACCAAATCATTTGTGGATGTTTCGTAGCTACAAACAAGTTCTAAATACCTTCTCAGATCTGCGTCTTCAAAGCTACCTGACGGCGGCAAAAACATTTCCACCTGGTCTGCTAACGAGGGTACTAATTTTTCCTTGATATTTTCAATTGTGACTTCTGAAATGTTTAAACCGTTAAACCTATAGCTTACGTATTTATTTGGGTCAATAGAAGTTTTTTTTACTGGCGATAGCGCCGGTAACTCCCCTTCTTCAATCAAATAATCCGACAACATGGTGTTCCATTACGTTTCTATAGGTATCTTAACGTTTTTTAAGAACTTGTCACATTGTATTGCATGCGTAATACGTAGTACCCATGCATAGTAAATTCTCTTGTCTTCCATGTTTTTTAAATCCCCTGGTTTTGGCCTACCCCCATAATTGCAAGCTTCCCAAAAAGCCTTTGCTATTTGTTTTTCTTGCTGAGTCATTAATGAATGCATAACCTTTGTAGACATACTGGCCAATAGTTCGTTAAACTGGGCCATATGTAAAGGATTTTCTTCCCCATGAAAAAAACCATCACTTACGCTGAGCTGATTTTGTTCCTCGTCTTCATGCCCCTTGGGACAGTAGGGGTGGTCCATCTGGCGCAGTTTATTAGTAGTAATATCAGTATAGAGATCCATGTAAAAAAATAGGTAATTATGGGAAGCAAGAAATCAACCGCACCTACGGTAATTATGCCTGCGCCAACGGCGCCTTCCCTGTATCGTTCCATTACAACGCCAGAGGCTTTTGCTGTTGGCGAGAAATATTTAAAAAGCCTCCAAGATATGGGGGCACTTAGCAAAGCAAGTCGTGAGGCTGCCGTAGGAACAGATAAAGATTTACGCGAAACTCAGGAACAAACAAAATACCAAGCCGCCGCAACTTATGCATCTTCTCTCCCCAAAGGAGATAAATACTTAGCTGAAAGCACCGGTATTCCTAGAGAACTTTTATACAAAACTGCAACTACAGCAGCAACTACAATTGCTGACGAGAAACAGAAAGATTATCTTGATGCAGTAAAAAACAATACAACCCCTGTAACTGAAGCAGGTTCTAAGTTACGCGAATTTAATCGTTACTATAATCCAAGTACTCGACAACATTTTTATAGCTCAACGCCAGACACAGAATTATTAAGTGGTTGGAATAAAGAAGGTGATACTGCATTCAAAACACTGGATCCTAGTGATACTACTGCCGGTGCAAGTACTTTGTATCGTTTGTATAGACCAGGTGATAAGCCGGGTGGACCTAACCATTTATTTACAACATCAAAAGAAGAACGGGATTCTGCCATTTCTCAAGGATTTAATTATGAAGGTGATGTAGGTAAGGTTTATGATACTGCTCAGGCAGATACACAAGAAGTACAACGTTTTTATAATCCTGAACTAAACCGACATATGTATACTGCTGATTTAGAAGAAATTAAAACCTTAGCAGGTAAGGGTTACAACAGAGAAGGATCTTTCTTTACTCCAACAAAAGCAGCACCTGCTGCACCTGCTGCACCTGCACCTGCTGCGCCTTCTACACCAAGTGAAGACGCCGCTGCTGTTGACAAAGCAAGAGCAGATTTACTCGCTAAAGCAGCAGCGCAAAACCCAGTTAAAACACCTTAATAAACAGGGTTATAGGGTTTTAAATATTGATTATTAAACAGTAGTTGACAGTTTTTCTGTTTCTATCCACTCGTCATAGGCCTCAAGCAATATACCGTAAGACTCCACCGGTAAAAGCATCACAGCAAAAGTTTCAGTGATAATTTTATAATGTTCTAAATTTATAACAACATCGTCCATGATAGCGTCAAAATCTGACTGAAGCTGCTCAACAGTGACAACTTTCATGGTACAAGTGGTTTGCTACTAATAGAGTAGCATAAACTAAGTCACGTCGCCAAAATCAAACGCAAGGTCTACTGTTCCTGTTATTGTATCGAAGTTAATATCTTTTTCAGATGTTTCGTCCGAGTACCTCCAGTCATTAATAGATGTTGTTAAGCCAAGTGAATAAGTTGTTTCAA